GAACCTTTGTACTGTGCCATGATGTGTTCCTTTCAAGAACTGGGTTGTATTATGTAGCGCTCGGGATTCGTAGGCTGTACTTTACGTAATGCCCGTTGTAATCCACGGAGTCTGATGTTGAATCTGGTGTCATGTGAATGGTGGCAGGGAAGTTTAGGGTGTTGTTGTCACCCATAAAGACTTCTGTTATCATCATCATGTGGTAGGTGCCCGCAGAATCAAAAGTCTGTTTGCCGACATTTAAGCTGTACGGGCTTCCCGAGCCGACTCCCATAGAAAGTTCTACAGTAAAACCGTTGCCGGTTCCCAAGCAGATCACATCAAAGTCCATTCGGATTGTTGCGGTGTCACCCAAGATAAGTCCAGCAGTGTTCCACTCAAACTGACTGGAGGTTGTGTTCCAAATACCGCCACGTCCGGGTATTTTGTACGCGAGGTTTGTATCCGACCCAGCGCCGTTGTTTAAGATTTTTGAAGCCGCACCAGATGTCATTGCTATCGCAGCATCTGTGCTTACGTAGTCTTCAAAACCGTGTGAATACTTTGTTGATGCAAGTGCAGTAATTGTGGTTTCAGCGGTGCCTACTCGCGTAGCTAAAGCAGAAACCGCTGTGTTGGTGGCAGCGTCAACAGCAACAAGCTCTGCGAAGTTGTTGTCCAGCTCAGTGTGGGTCAGCGCGGAGCCTTTAACTAGGCGCTTTACAATGGCCATCTAAGGCTCCTTTCTTCCTCACAGGCGCGGCGGAACTGTTCAGAGAACGTGTCCACGCTGTTGAGGGTTAATTGTGTGTCGGTGTGGCTCACGGTCGGTAGATCCAGACCGCAGACAACCTCAATCGCGGAGTTGTCCGTTGATCCGCAAGCGGTCAAGAACAGCATCGGGATCAGTAAGAATTTCAGCTTCATTTACGCGCTCCTGTGCCTTGATGTAGCCCTTTAGCCCAGCGATCTCGGTTGCTTTGCTTGATTGACGCCAGCCGGTCACGTAGATCGTGATCGCCAGCGAGATCGCCAGACCGAGCGCACTTAATGCGCGCCTGATCCGGCTAGTTAAAAACCAGCTCACCGAAGAACCTGCTTCGAGTAGGCGTCTACACCGAACGCGGCTGCACCAAACATAAAGATCGGCGCGGTCAGGAACTCAGCGGCCTGCATGGCCTCCGGGAACCACATGCCTGCGATAAAGAAGGCAAACAAAACGACGAGCAATCCAACGGACACTTCGCGTTTGTAGGTTTTTTGTACAGTATCGGTCATGATAAGAACATCGTCCTTTCTTTGCGGCGACGGTTGACAAGGCCTTGGTTTACCCGGCCACCGGCGTTCTTCCATTTGGGAAACTCGTCAGCAGCACCGGCGTAATCACCGGCGTTTAGCTTGCGGAGCAGTGTGGAGTTGCGGAAAGCAGTGCCGCCGATGTTAAATATCAAGGAGTTGATCGCACCGCGCTGGCCGTTGCTCAGTTCTACCTTAACGCTGCGCTCGACTACCCCAAGAACCCAAGCGATGTCTTCTATAAGGAAGGCATCTGCCTCGTCGTTGGTGATCGTCATACCCTCATGGACGTTTTTGGTGTGGCCGTAGCCAATCGTCCATACATTAGCGGAGCAAAGGTACGCCCGGAGCCGCAGCCCCTCAAACAGCTTGATTGCATCCAGCCCATGTATCTCTGAGACGCGCTGTGCGGCCTCCTTAGAGGTGATAACGGGTGCCGGGGCACTGGGCTGCCGTGAGACGGCTACAGACGCTAGGACGCGCTTCAGGAGCGAGAGCAGGATTGCTACAAAATCACGCATTTTTGTCATCTCCGTCTTGTGCCCGGATGCGGGCTATTTCTGTGTCATGTGCGTCGATCTCTGCGGCAAGGTGTGCAACAGTGGCGCGCTTGCCGTCGATCAAGGTTGCTGCGGACTCAACAAGGCGTTCCCGCTCTCGGATAAGTACAGCGGCCTTGTCGGACAGCGTTTTCTTTAGCAGCTCGGTGTTCTTTTCAAACCGACCGAGCGCGTAGTCCTCGAAGGCCTCCAAGAGACCAAGAAAGCACTTGAGCTTCTTCTCATCGGTCATGATGCGGCCCACAGAGCGAGCGGCCTCACGCCGGAAATTGGTTGTAAAGCCGCCGACGTCCTGTGGGAGCACGAGCTTGTGCTCTTGCGTGACTCGTTCCCGGACGGGGGCTGGACTCGGTTTAACAGTAGTTGACTTCGTTGTCATGGGTCTGTCCTTTAGAAGCGGCGTTTCAATGCCGCGATTGCTGTTGGTCGGTTGTTGGAATACTTGGTGGCCATGCCCATGCTCGTCATGGATCTGCCGTTGCCAAGTGGGTTGGCCATCATATCTGCGTATGCTTTGCGCTGGGCGGCGTACACAGCGGCCTGATCGTCTTGTGCTAAGTCCTCTACCCAGTGCCGTGCGGAACCGGCTAGAGCGTCTAGCCTGTCGTCGTGCGCTAGGCTTCCACGGTCGCGTGTGATCTTCTCTAGCTGTGAGAACAGACTGTACGACGCGCGTGTCGCGGCAGGGTACTTCTGTACGCTTGCCCAGTCGGACTCAATCAGGGACTCGTCTACGATCAACCGGTGAGAGCCAATGATGGGCTCCAGCGTGTCGATGATGCGCAGCTCTTTCTGACCTGTCTCCCAGTAGTCCTCAATCTCGCACGGGTGCCGCTTGAACAGCGAAGGTTGCCAGACGCTGGAGAGCGCACCGTTGCCGTAGTTCTTCTCGATGGTGATCATAGAGGGTTTGAACTCAGCCGCAATGTCGGTCAGGAGCTTGAGAGGCGCCTCGTCTAAGCCACCCGGTACGCCACCAATGGCAACGAGGAACACCCGGCCTGCACTGAAGCGCGTCACGGCATAGGCCGTCTCGTCGCCGTTTTGACCGCCGCCTGCGGGGTCAACGTACATGTGGGTACCTTGGAACGCGCCGAACTCTTGAGAGAACCCAGCCGCCCGGTACAGCTTACCATTGACTGGGTAATCGGACGGGGTTTGGATCTGGGTTGCGGGCGATGCGTTACCGAAGACTTGGATCGGCACAGATGTAGGACCGACGTTTGAGAAGATCAGCTTGCCGACCTTCAACGGGTAACGCTCTGCGTCGGCCAGTCGGGTGTCAAGCATGTGTTGAAGTTGGAAGTAGGCTGGGCCTTGGTCAAGCTCCTTCTTTACAAGGATTGCTTCACCAAGAATAGCCGTGTCGGTTGGCTTACCACGAGTGCCGTCTAAGCCGCCGCCTCCTCTAAGTGAGGGATCAGCGTCCATAGCAGCCCGGATCATCGGGGCAAGGTAGATCCCGTAGTTGTCCAGCTCTTTGTCTGTGGGGTAGCGTCCCGGCCATATGCGGATGTCAAAGCCACGACCCGGTAGCGTGTTGTATATCGATGCAACAGACTGCGGTGTACCGAGGTAGATGATATCACCGTTGGAGTTGATTGACGTAAAGTCGCGGGACAGGTGCACAAGGCGCTCGCGCATCATTGCTGTTGCGGAGTTTTTCTGTGACTCGATATCGTCTGAGATTAGGACGTCTGCGCGTTTACCCTGCATGTTGCCGCCGATGCCCATACAGGCAACAGACGGGGATTTTTCAGCGCCCTTTAGGGCGTTGTGCACGTCGAACGCTTCAACAGAAGATCGATCCCCTGCGGCCTTATCAGGCAACAGACAAGCAAGCTCCTCTATACCACTAAGGATCTGGATTACCCAGTTGCTGATCTCCTTGGCCATCTTGTCGCCGGAGGATACGATCAGAATACGTGTGGTGGGATCATGGATAAGACGCCATGCTGCGTAAGCCGCCGTAACAGTTGTCTTGGCTTGGCCGCGCTGGGCTTGGATCATGCGGAACTTGTTACCGTATTGCAGGTACTTCGCCATGTCGATCTGGTTTGGTGTACACTCAAAACCCATGAGGCCCGTGATCACGTCGTACAAGAACTCGGTAAAGTCCGTGTACGCATCCTGCAACAACCGGAGCTGTTTCCAGCGCTCGGTCGGTGTCAGGGACAGATGATCAGCCATTGTTAATCAGAGGCAAGTTGGTGACTGTTGCGAGGTTGGGGCGGTTGCGCTTTTTGAGTGCAAGCCGCTGCTCCATTGCGCTGAGTTCATCGACCTGCTCAGACTCGATGCTGATGCTGTTGTCTTTGAGGAACTTGGCAATCGCCCCGAGCATGGCCGGGGAAGGCAGCAAGCCCTCAAGAACAGCGGATGCAACCAGCTCGTCTGCCAGCGCCTCGTCGTCCATGTTGATTGCGTCTACGTCGGCTTCATATTTTGATACGATCTTGATGAAAAGCTCGGTTAACTTGCTGTGCAAGCTGCCCATACGGGCCTCGGTGGATGCTCCTTTGGCCATCATTGTCTCCTTTATGCGGGTAAGAGGAATCGCAGTGTAAGCCCGATTGTGGCGATCACTGTCGGAACAGTCATTGCAATACCGGCGAGCTTCCATTGGAAGGCCTCTGCTTTTGATAGTCGCACATTCATGCGCTCGATACGTTCGTCTTGCTTGTCCTGCCGTGTGAGGACGTGCTTCACGTCGCTTGAGATTTCCCCAAGCATACGGGCTAGTTCGTTATCGGTTGCCATTTCATGAGGACTCCGTTGTAAGAGGGTGATGCCGCCCCCGAAGGGACGGCCTGCGATTTATGACACCCGACCAAAGAGGGCGTCTAGCTGTGCGGTCGAAAGTCCAAGCCAAGAGCCAAGAGACAACACAAACGTGTGGTTTCGTCGGACACTCGCAGCAGCCTCCCACTCCATCTTGGCATTGAACGCCTGATCGGCGGTCAAGTAATCCAAGAACGCAAGCATTGGGGCAGGCCAGTCACCACGTATGGTTGCCAGCGCCTGATCTTTTGTTAGTACGCCGATTTGTACAACTGCCATGCAGAACTCAAGACGAGATAGATGTGCTGCTTCGCGCCATGCAATCAACGGGTCAGGCTCAAAACGGGAAAACGTTACCCCGTCCCAATCGTCGCCCATTCTCGCATCTGGGGCGTCGGGATAACCCGCAGCCCAATCGGGAATATTTGCTGGATCAATTTCAATGATGTTTACGACTTTGCCGTTTTCGATCATTGCTTTTTGCATTACACTCATCCGCCAAACTCCAAAACATAAACAACACCGGACTTACCGGCACCCCCTTGGTGGGTTTGGTCCGCCCCATTAACGCCGCGACCCCCGCCGCTGCCAAACCCTCTAGCGGGGCCACCGTTCCCTTCTCTGGGAGATCCACCACCGCCGCCCCAAAACGAACCCGCATCCCCCCCGCCCGATATGTTTATG